ATTATACCACCTTCGAAAGCTCCTATTCTTCCACCATCTTTAGCTACTGCATAATTTTCATAAGGTGCTGGGATTCCTAAATTTAAAAAAGGAAACGCTGCATTGATAGCTGCTATTTTATTTGGATCATCGCCAGCTTCTTCAATAGCTGCATTTAAACTTGTTCTAATTCCTTGTGGTGTATCTTCTTCTTGTGTCAATGGATTAATTAATCTTCCACCTCTGTCCGTTATACCAGGTAGTGTGTCTTGTTTAGCTTCATTTATTCCTGGAATAAATGGTAAGGACATTAATCCCATTCCTAATCTTCCTAAATTAACATTTTGACCTGCGGCTTTCCCGCCTTTCCATACTAAATCTCCCCAATTTTTAACGCTTCCTAAACCAAATCCTTTTCCAGATAAAATTTGAGGACCAAATTTATAGGCACCATATCCTAATAAGGCCATTCCTACCGGACTCTTTAAAACTTTTCCTGCTGCTTTGGCTACGCCTTTAAAAGCTTTCTTAATACTACCTAAAAAATATCCTCTTCTTCCAGTATTTGTATCCATGATACCACCGAAAGCTGCTGGTACTCTACCACCTCTCGCTAAATAAGATTTAAAAGTAGCACTTGTTGGGTAATCTGGTTGACCGTAAAATTGATATGGAAAAACAGTGTTAGCAACTCTGTTGTTTTCTTCTACTACTTCTTCTTCAACTTCACCTGTTCCACCTTGTTGAGATCTAAGAAATGCTAGATAAGCAGGATCATTCATATAATCTGGTTGTTGTTGACCTCCGCCACCGTCACCAGTTTTTTCTCTATAACCATATGTTGCAGGAACTTTTTTTCCTGTAACTGAATCTATTTTATATGATTTAACATACTTTTCTAAATTACCTACGTTACCTGAATATAATAATCCCGGAGAGCCTCCATATTCTGCTGCATACTCAGCAAAAGATTGAGCGTTTTTAGGTGACAATGCTTTTATCATATTAAATTCTGCGGCAGTTAGTTTTCTTGGTTCTTCTTCTTCAAGTAAAGCCTTTAATTCTGCAGGAAGATAGTGGCCGGCTTGTTTTAATCTTGATAAATAAGCTATTTCATTTGTAGGAGTATTAGGAAATCTATTGTATAAACTACTTACAACCCAATTTGGTTTTTGGTATGCTTTTTGAAATGCTTGTTCTTCTTGAAATTGTTTTGTCTTTTTAATTTGTTGTGGTGTAAGAGTAGAAGGAGGTGCAAAATCAGCTCCTATTTGATCTGGAACTGAAGGTCTAAACGTCGGACCTTCTCCACTCCCACCAACATTTAAATCTCTATCAGGTCTACCTTTTGTAGTTCCAGGTGGATTGTTCATAGCTTTATCATAAGATTTAGCAAAAGATTCAGTAGCTGCATCAGCTCCACCTTTATAACCAGGTCGTTTACCATTACCACTTGATTTAACTAGCTGTGATATTCCACCTGTATTTTTTTGAATTCTACTTCCATAGGTATCGGCCCAGTCTCTTGCAATCTCTGGTTCGTTAGCAAATAAATATCTTCTTTGTTTCTCTGATTTGAATGGCACGGTTACTCTCCTCCAGAGTCAATCATGTCCAGCGCTAGCGTGTAAATTTCCATTTGTTGTTCGTGCGTAAGATCATAAAATTCTTTTCCATATTTTTCATCCGCTAAATCTTCAGCCAACATTTGCGCTTTCCATCCTCTTGCTCCACCACCTGCCATCTTCATAGTGTCTTTTTCTTTAATTGTTTCAATTCCTGAAGGAGTATCTATTGTTTCTCTCATACTCATTTCCATGTCCATGTCCCCACCAAACCTTGCTGGTACTCTTTCACTCATGCTGACTTGTTCTTCCATCATTTCTCTAGGCATTTGTGAAGCGATACCTTCTTGTTGTTGGTCTTCTTGTAATTGAGCTAAAATCTGTCTCCAGATTCCACTTTGATAAAATTTTTCAAAGTTTCCAAACTGTACCTTTTGTTGGGGTTCCATTTGCTCCCATATTTCAGCCGCTACTTGCATGGATCTTTGGTCTTCTTGACTTTGGCCCATTCTTACATCTCCTCTATTGTACTTAATACTAGGTGCGCCGGCTTCTATGGATTCTGTGAATTTTTCTTTAAACATATTAAATCTCCTGAGTTTATTAGTTTACTTTGTTTTTGAGAACAAATCAATAGCTGGCATAATAACTCTAACATCTCTTTGAATGTCTGCTTCTGGTACATTTGCCGCTTTTAAAGCGTCTTCATCAGGGTAAGTTTCCCCTGTTTTTTTGTTCTTAATTGTCGTTATTATTTTTTCTGGTGTTAGTTCTATCATTATGTTGTTACCTCTTTCTTGATATTTAGATAGCTAATTGCAATATCTACTCCATCACTTACTGTTCCAGCTGTACTATATTTTAATACAGTTCCACCTACTACTACTAAAGGTAAACTAATTAATTCAACGCTTGCATTAGTAGCTAGTGTTTGAGTGTGTGTTACAAAAAAAGCATTATTAGTTATACTAATAGTAGGAGTATTAGATCCTGATTTATTAGTTACTCTTATAGATTTTATAATAAAAGTTTCATTAGCTGCAGGAGATAACAAAGCTATATTTGAATCAGCACTTGTCGTACTTTTACCATAAAAATCATATATATTTATAACAGCCATTATTCCATAAAGAAGCTTTTAGCTTCTATCTCTTGTTTTAATTCTTCTTGAAAAGTTGTATTTAATTTTTCTAACACAGCGTCTAAATCTCTTACTAAAGATTGAGCCACGTCTTCTTGATATTCTTTACTGGCTCGTGTCAATGATTGTACTATCTTTGCCATTATCTTCTTCCTCCTGAATGTATATCTAATCTAAACGTTCCTAATTTCCAGTTAGAATCTATAGCACTATTAGATATGGTTAATGCTACAGCTCTAGCTCTAGCTCTTGTATCAATTTTTTTAGTACTTGTTGTAATTGTAAAAGGACCTAAAGAAGAACTCGCTGATGCATCATTAGGATAATCTCTTAGATCTAATTGCACTACTGTGTCTCCACTTTGAGAAATAAAGTCAGGCACAACTCGACTTACTCTCATTATAAACTCTCCATCTCCTCTTAAATCTGCAAGAGAAGTTGCTGCACCTCTGATAACTTTTTGAGTAATGTCATAATCACCTGAAGTTATATTAGCAGGAATAGCACTTGTAGTACCACCTTTAATTTGATTTGTTCCAGTTTCATGTTCATAGTAAATAGTGGTTCCTTCTGTATTTCCTTCAACATCAAAAGAATCATCATCACCAGCATCATAAGCTGTAGCATGTGGTAAACCAAACACAGCTGAGTCTTGCCAAGTAGTTCTTTTGCACAATGTACTTGCATTTGTATACCAAATAGGTCTTTCAAAAGTTGAGTCTAGATAACTATATAAAATTGATCTGTCGGTAACATTAGATGTAGAGGTTGGATAAAACCACATAACTTCTCCAAACAAGTTATTAATTCCACAATATATTAATTGATGAGAAGTAGTATTTAAATCATCATAAACATAGTCTTCTACCAAACAGTCCATAGATTCTAGTTTACCAGTGTATCTAAAGAAACCATTGTCAGACATCCAATACGCAGCACCATCCACTTCAACCGCTGCATTCATTCCAATTAACCCACAGTTAGTTCCAACTTGTTCATAAGCAAACGTAAACGGAGTTCCAACAAACCTCATGGTAAATAAAGAAGTATCACTCCATACATAAATTGCATTTCTACCAAGTTTAGCTCCCATGATCCGTGATCCGGCGGCCAGTCTCTGTGTACCAGCACTATTGGTTGCTGTTGGTGCCCAAGTGTTTATGTCTTCTTGGTTTGAAAATCTAATAAACATTTCATCTTGAGTAGCTGTGTTTCCAATTGTAGTTTCTGTGCCAAATAAAACTAAGTGACGATCGGGTGTTGATACTAACATGTCACGTGACGCTGTTGGTGCACCTGTAATAATTGTTGCTCTATTACCTGTTGCATTAGTTGCATTTGAATCCCATTCAAAAACAGCACTGTTATGAATTAAAGCAATAAGATTTCCACCTAAATTATCTAATGACCATAGACCAGGATCTGTAGTTATATCAGTGTTAGATGCTGCTGATCCCCATCCAGTCCAACTAGATGTATTGGTAACAGTAGCTCCGCCACTATGGGCAGCTCTAGTTGAACCTCTGACTGCTCTTGTAATACCTGTAAAACTTGTTGCTGTTACGCCTGTATAAGAAATTTCTTCGGTACCTACTTGAAAATAATTAGTTCCTGAAGAAGGAAAACCAGTTGTGCTTCCAACATTAATAGTTGTTCCTGATCCACCTGTTCCAAAAGCATTGTCTCCTAAACCTGGAGCTGTTAATGTAGTCGTTGTAGAACCCAATACTTTACCACCCCATAATGATATACCAAAACCATAAGCTCCCACCTGTTCAGCTGGTCCTACGTGATAGTATCTAAAATAAGTAATTCCTCCAGAAGTAGTAGCTCCACTTCCTGTTTCATTACTATCAACTGTAATTTTAAAATTATCAGCATCCACTATTTCAGTAACCATAAACTTTTTGTCACAAAAAGTAGTTGATGAATAATTAGAATTAGTAATTGCACTAAAAGTAGAGGCATTACCAAATAAACATATGTCTCCAGCTTGAAAGCCATGAGATGAAGCTGTAATAGTTACAACGTTTTGACCGTTAGTAGTGCTAAACGCATTAGAAATAGCTGTGCCTGATGGATTAACTAGTGGGTGGATATCATAATAAACACCACCTGTGTAAGCATATAAAATTCTGTTTGTTCCAATGATAGCATATTTTTGAGAGTCATTACTTACCATGTGATGCAAAGCTCTTGCCGCACCAGTAAGTTTACTTTCTCCTAATTGTTGCCATCCTCCTATTTTTTCAGGAGTACCATATCTAAATCTAACATTTTCTCCACCGGTCCATTGAGACTCTGCCCCTGTTGGGGTTACTTGTTTATTAAATCCTGGTAAAAAAGCTATTTTCTGTAGCATATAAAAATCCTTTTATAAGGTTTATATCAGATTTGTAGGGAATTCAAATGGTTAAAGCAGAGGGAATCTGTGGTGGATCATCCCCCTGCAAGCCTAATGTATAGACTATTTTTTAGGTCTC